TTGTTCCATTAATTTATCATATTGAAAATCTAATCTATTTGCTTCTTTAGTAGTATCTAAAGTTGCCCTTAATTCAGTTTCTCTTTCTTTACGCTGCATGTCCATTGCACGTAAATCTATCTCTTGTTGTTTTAATCTTACTAAAGGATCTACTTGGCCCGCTTTTGCTTCTATCTCACCTCTAACTAATCCTTCGGTGATTTCTGCAACTGCAGTCGCAACAGCTTTATCAAACTGAATTTGATATTGTTGTGGGTCTTGTTGAGAAAGTGCCACCATAACTGGTTCTTGCATTAGTTGCTCTCTAACTTCTATTTTAGCTTTGAAAGAAATATGGTCTGATATGTGAGCTTGCAACAAAGCGTATACTTGTGGATTAATTTGAACCATCCTTGATTGCATAAAAGCCATGTGTGCAGCGATATGTGCATCATGATCCTGAAATTCAAAAGCAGTAAGTAGTTGCATTTGCAGTGCTCTAGCGTTTTCCTTAGCAGGATCCATAGGTTCTGGCTGTTTTGGGGGTGGTTTAAGTAACGTTTCGATTTGTTTTGTACCTAACGCTTCATAAACACGTCTATATGCTTCGTGAATGTTATGAATTTGTGGATTTGACATAGCCGTTTGCAATTGTTGCTGTGCTAACATCACTCTTTGCGCCATTGACATGATATTTGGATCTGCAACAGGTAAAATATCTACTCGTTTATCGAAATCTAGCTGTTTAATCAATCTAGGACCACCATAAACATCGTAAGGGTACTCTGGAGGTAGTGAATCAGACATAATTCTTGCTAAAATTTTAAATTCTAACCTCATAGCGTAGTAACATCGCTTATGAACACCACTCATTACCCGTGAACCTCTCTCCATTAAGGCCATAGTAGTGCCAACAGCTCTATTTTGTAGATCATTACCCACATTTGAATCTGTAATAGCAGCAAATTTTTGTCCTGCTCCAACAACAAAGCCTAATAAATTAAATAATGTTGTGCTTGGCTCTGTAAAAGGTAAATTAAAGAACTGATCTCTGATATTTCCACCAGGTGCATCAACATCTCTAAACTCTCCGGGTTGAATTGGTTGGTCATCATCTCTTACTCTAATGCCTCTAGACTTAAATCCTGCTGGTAAATTTTTTAAAGTACCTGCATCTATTAATTGTCTTAAAGATTGTGTGGCCGCTCTACTTAAACCACCAATCATATGAGTCAAACCAAAACCGTAAAACCCTAAACCGGGTAAAAATTTGAAATGTACAAAATATTCTATTCTTTTGTAAGTTGGATCATCAGGTCTATAGTTTCTATAAATTGATAAAACTTCACCGCTACCTTCATCTATAGTTACTACATAAGGAATTTTTATTTTCTTTGCTCGTGAATCAAATTTTTCATAATCATCTAAATGCAGATCCACATGCATTTCTAAAATTGTATGTAAATAATCTTCCCCCGTATTTTTTACACCTTCTAATTCATTTATTTTTTTCTGTACGTTGTCCGGTTCATCCTCTCCAGCTTTCGGTAATTCTATATCTCTGTAAAATCCACCAGCCATAAGTTTGACTATTTCGTTTTCCGTTAGCCGTTGTACGTGAGTAATTCTATCTGTATCTTTTAAGTCTGCTGAATAATAAGGAACCACTAAATCTTCAGCTGGTATAAATTTTGAAACGGGTCTTTTTAATATTTCATCGTAATATATTTTTTTAAAGCTACTACCGGACAAAGGTAAATGAAACAACATACTATCCATATCAGTAGTATATTCTTCCATCTCTTCCATAAGCATATAGTTCATGTAATCTTTTACACGTTCAGATTGTTCTTCAATTTGTGGTGTTTGTAGTCCTACAACTTGGGTCCTTACCGGACCATCTGAGGGCACTAATTCTTTGTAAGCTTGTGCTTGAAACTGTGTCACTGATTCAGCTAACAGTGGATGTGTAACGTTAGAGGCACCTTTAAAAGGTCTTGAGACTTCTACATACTTTGTTCCTAAAAGATCTAAGCCTTTAATATATGCTTCTTCCCATTCTTTTCTTGAGGTTTTGTCTTTTTTATATTCTGATACTAAGTCGTTACCCATTCTGGATAAAGTTCTTTCATCCATAGAATCTGCAAGATTAGCATTAAAATCATCCTGTGGTCTTAATTCAGGTTCTTCTTCACCTTCAACTGAAACTTCATCAACTTCTTCGTTTAAGATTGGAGTGCCTTGGGTTTCTTCTACCTGTTCTTCTTCAGAATTATCTTTATTATCTTTTTCAACAGCCATAAATTTAACCTAGCCTTTTAGTGGCTTTGAATCAACTAAAAGTTTTTTTTACCTTTTTTATTTTTTTCCATAAGTTTTTTCATGCCTGGAAATTTTTTAGCTTTACCCACACCAATTGCAATTATGATACCTGGTTTTTTTACAGATGGTTTACCACCTTTTTTAAGACCTTGGGCTTTTAATTTTTTTGTAGCTGCTTTTAAACCACCCCCCATTTTATAAGCCATGGGTCTTTGCATCATGCCGCCACCCATTTTTCTACCTTGAACTCTTTTAAGCATTGCCATTGGAGATAAAAACTCTAAGGGTTTAGCACCTTTATCTTTTGCTTTTTTCATTAGCATCATCATACCGCCACCCATTTTACCCGTTACTTTTTTAGCGCCTAACTTTCCTATACCTGTAGGAGTTAGTTTAGATGTTTGAGCAAACTTTTTTAAATTTTTGTTTAAAGGTTTCATCGGTCTTCTTTTTGGAGCTTCTAATTTTTTTCTTGGTTTGAAAAATCTTTTAAATTTATCACTTGAAGTAGCTAGCTTACTTTTAATCTCACCCATTCTACCTGTATCAGCTCCTCCACCTTTACTATATTTCATCATGCCACCTTTTTTAACTGGGATACCTTTTTTCTTTTCTATAATTTTTTTTCTATCTTTCATAAAATCATCCATTCTTTGTTTTCTTTTTTGCTTTTGATCAATCACATCTCTTAACTTATTATATGCTCCAAATTCAGATTTTTTTTTCTTTTGTTCAGTCATACGACCTCTTTTTGCATTCATAACTTTTCCCGGTTTCATCATTTCATCCTGAAGACCCATACCTTTTCTTCTAGCAGCACCAAATCCTTTTATCGCTCCTCCAAATTTTTTTCCACTCATAGATTTTTCTATGGCCATTCCTCTTTTCTTTTCGTAACCGGAAAGTTTTCCGTCTTTATTTAAATCTGCTTTACCTGGGTTTTTGAGCATCGCTCCTCCTCTTCTTTTTTTTAACATATTTTTTGCTAATTCTCTATCAGCTTTACTAAATCTTCCACCAGGTTCTCTTTTTTCCATAATCTGTTTTATAGCTTTTTTAAAAGGAGATCCCTCAGCACCTCCTTTTCTTCTCATTGGTTGAACTTTTGGTTTTGGTCGAAATGGTTCTCTTTTGAAATTATTATCGCTAGGACCTGGTCCTATTTCAAATTTTTTACTTAAACTTTCTTTGCCTTCTTTTTTAGTATCACCCATCATCTTAGGTGTTTTTGGATTAGGGTTTCTAGAATTATCTTTCTTACCTTTCTTTCTGAATTTTTTTAAATTTAATAAAACTTGTGGCGTAAATACTGTCATAGTTTTTCCTAATAATATTTATATTCTTTTTCTAATTTTAAAGGAGAGTCATCCCAATCGTCAGAATACGTTGTTACAAATCCACCTTGCCGATATCTTAGCACAGCTTGGGTCATGCTGTCTACATAGTCATCGTATTGGCCATTAGGAAATGCTGCGCATTCTTCAACAACGTCTTGAGCAAATTTTTCGTCCAACGGTGCGTATACCATACCTGATTCAAATATTGGAGCACAACTATTTATTCTCGTATATTTATCTCTACCTTTTGCGGGTACATAATCTATTACTGGTATTCCAGCTCTTCTTAATTCATGTATTAATGGTTGACCTGATGCTTTTGCTTCAACAATTACTGTTTCAGGTTCCCAGTAATTATATTGTTCTAAGGCCATGTTTTTTAGATCTGGAAAATCATATCTACCTTTTATTGCATCTAATAATATTATAGCTTGTTCATAACCTTGCACTGGTTCAAATATTCCCCATGTGGTTATGGCAGAGTAATCTGCAGTTTCTTTTGCACTAAACGCAGTATCATAACTTTGTATGACATGTAGTAATTTTGGTAGATGTTCTGCATCATAATCTTGCCACCATTCTCTTTTGATTATTGCACCTTCCTCTGAAGTTGGGTCCTGCATATATTGTGCATTCCAGTTCTTTGTTGACACTGATGCTTTGACTGCTTCTAAATCTTCTAACTTCCAATACTCTGGCCATACTGGTTCTCCATTTGGCATGATAGCTGGAAACTCAATTACTTTCCATTTATCTGCTTTTGGTTCTGATTGAGCCTTTACTAATCTTCCAGTCAAATCATCTGATGCCCAGCGAGTCATAACTACAATTATCTTTCCACCTGGTTGTAAACGTTGTCTTGGTCCAGAACTATACCACTCGAATGCGCGATCCATTGCTTTGTCTGACATTGAATCTTGTTCAGTATGTGGATCATCGATAATAAGTAAGTCCGCCCCTCGTCCTGTGATAGAACCGCCAACACCCGCTGCAAAGTATTCCCCACCATGATTGGTCTCCCAACGTCCTTTTGCTTTACTATCTTCTCTTAGTTTAACATCTCCAAATATCATTTTGTATTCTTCAGTGTCCATTAAATTTCTTACCTTGCTACCAAACCTAACTGCTAGTTCTGCATTGTGTGAAACCTGCATCAGTTTCATTTTAGGATATTTACCAATCATCCACGCAGGAAATAAGTATGAAGCAAACTCTGACTTTGTATGTCTTGGTGGCATATTTATAATTAATCTCTTTTCTTTATTCATCGATATAGATTGAAATTTTTGAGCAATGATTTGATGGTGGCCGTATCTTTTTGGGTCCTTTGCTTTTCTATAAATAAAATCTGGCCACACTGCTTGTGCAAAAGCTAAGAAGTCATCTTGGCATAATTTTATATATTCTAGTTGCTTAGCTAAAACTAAGTCCTTTAGTTCATCATCCGTTAATGTATCTAAATTTTTAACCATGAGAAAAGTTCATTCTATTTGAACCTTATATACATCTATGCAACTTGCCACAAGTGTCGCGTGCTAAGTTACATGTTTCGCGCGCGGGGGTGCTTTTTTTTAATTTTTACCGGATCTGTTTTCGCGTTTCGTTTGGGTCCTTTAACGGCCCGCGGTCACCGGTCACCGGTCCGGGCTTAATTTTCACCGGTCACGTATCAAGTCAACACGGCCCGCTTTAACTGATCAACTAACACCGGCCAATCGATAGGAATTTCGCAAATAAAATAAGGCTCGATGGCCCGCGGATCTGTAAAAAAAGAACGTGGTCTGTATATTTTTAGGGCTTTGTGCTTTTGGGCCTTATGCAAGATCAAGACATTTACATTGTATTTAATTGCGCGATTAATCCATACAATTTGATATTTATTTAGGGTCGGAAAATTGACTTGATTTGATTTCAATTCAAGCCAAAAACTAAAACCTTCGAACGATCCAAACACATCCGGCACGCCGGATACAGTTTGAGTTTCAATTCTAGTTAAAAAAAATTTATGTTGCTCTAAAACTTTTTTTATAGATTTCCATAGTAGAGCCTCGGGCTGTGCCATGTGATTTAATTACAACACCTGTTGTAAAAATACAACACAACTTATACGAGAAATTAATTTAAGGGTGCGACACTTTTAACTGTTTTATTATATCC